AAAGACTCTCCAGTTCATTATAAACTTCTGTTTTCTTTGCCAATAATAAGTCTAATTCATCTTTTGCTTTGAATGCATCTTGAACAAATTCATTGTTTACACAGTGTTTGCAATTTGGATTATATTCATGTGTATCTAGCTTATCTATTTTTGATTGTAGATTAGCTTCTATGATATTTATTTTTTCTATTTTTAAATTTAAATCATTGATTTTAGTATCATATTTTTCTTTTGTTTCTTTATTTAAACGAAGACGAGTTTCATCTGTATTGTTTATAGAAATGCGCATAGAATTTATAGCATTTTGAATAGAGTCACGGCGTTGATTTATCTCTTCTTTTTTTAATTTACATGTATTTAATTTTCCAGTTAAATCTGCAGTTTCTTTGTTTAATGTATCAATATTCAATGATATAATATGCTCATCAATTGGATGTAGCTCTATAGTGTGTTGTATTATTTTTTCATCAGCAATTTCTAATTGTTTTAGTATTTCCTCTTTTTGTTTTGAAACAGATTTAGCCTGTTCGGTATATATCTTTTTATTAGCCAGCCCATCTGCAATTTGAGTGGAAAAATCCTGTTTTATGTAATCTTTTATAAGACCTTTGATTTGATTTGCTTCAGTTGTTGCCAACTGAGTTAATTCCTCAAACACATTTAAATCTAAGAATTGAGAAAGCAAGTCCTTTCGTTCACGCTGTGCCTTATCTACAAAGTTTGAATTATTATTTTGAAGTGATAATGTTGTCAAAATAAATTCATCATAGTTTCCTAAATATTCACGTATAATATTATTTGTATCATCACGATCTTGCCCACTTAAGTCTATCTCAGCATTTTTATCAAAAGTGTAAAATTTTACGTCAACCTTAACATGGCCCTTTTTATCTTTAATTCCAATTCTTTCTATAAAATATTGTTTTCCATGTATTTCAAACACAAATTTACAGGTAAACGCATCCTTTTTGTTATTCAAAACTTGTGCTGCTTTAAAAGTTCTGGAGCATTTATCGAAAATACAGAAGGTCAATGCATCCAATACGCTTGATTTACCAGCCGCATTGTTTGCAAATAACCCGTATATTCCGTTCATATTTTTAAAATCGATTTTATTACCTTCGCCATACGAAAACATATTTGAAAATTCAAAATGAATTGGAACCCATGTAATATTCTTTATTGATTTTGAAATATCAATATTAGTATTTAATTGACGATTTATATTACATATACCATCTTTAGTGTGTTGGTCTAGTGCATTTGTTTTTTCTATGAAATTTAGAATTAGATTATTCTGGTATTCAACGTCTCTAACATCACCAACTTTTATTTTATTTATAACAGAAGTATCGGCCTTTGATGTCATTTTTGTAACCTTTACTTCTTCGATCTTTACTTTTGTTTTTAAAGAGGTAACAAGTTTTGTTATATCGGCTTGTGCTGTATCATATGCTTTTATTCGTATAGTTGGCTTTTTAACAAAGTGAGTAGGTAATTCAACAAATTTACCGTTTTTTACTTCTAATGTATAATACCCATGATCATTTGGAATTTCAACAAATTTAGAAAACCCAGTCTTCATATACCACAGTACATAACCGTGTGATAGTGATTCTCCAAAGTTTTGCTGTACAGTACTCCCGCAATAGCATATTCTTTTATTTTCGTCCAAGTACTGATACTTGTGTATGTCACCTAGTAATACATAATCAAATCCGTTTAACATATTCAACGTAATTTTATTATTACGTATTTCAATTCCTTGTTCAGTTTGTGCTGTATCAATCGCCCCATGAAAAAACAAAACTTGTTCATTTTTAGACTTTTTTGGAACTTTATAATTTCCAATATCATCTGTTATTGACCAAACAACAAAGTCTAAAGTACGAGTTCGATAGATTCCCGTATCACGCAAAAAATATAAATTAGGATGATTTAAGCTGTTTACGATTGGTGTTAGCGCATCCAACCTGTTTTTATTATTCAAGTTACAATCGTGATTTCCAAGAATCATAAACGTTGGTGCTATATCTGCACACGCCTTTAAAAACTTGTAAGTTACCTGAATTAATTCAGGTGACATGTCTAGTTTAGCATGTACGATGTCTCCACCAAGATATATAGCAAGTCCTGGATGATGTTCCTTTTCCTCTTTTATACTTGCATAAAGTTTTTCAAACACGGCCTCATATTCTGGGTGACGTTTTGTATTTCTTATATGAACATCTGCCAGATGAACAATGTGTGTAATTGACAAATCTATATTTTGTAAAACTTTCATGTAGACAATTCCATCTTTATTAAAGAATCAAATGAGCACAGCGTAGCAGATTCCATCTGTGTTAAAAATTCAGAAGTTCCGATTTCACTTGGGTCTTTACCTTCCAAGTTTATCAAATACACGTTTAATCCTTGATTTAAAAAATACTTTATAAATTTCAATGCATCCTTAATTGCATCAGAATCCAATGCTATATAAATAGTTTGAACTCTTTCTGATATTATTTTCTCCTTTAAATACGGAGAAATTGTTTTACCCAACAACGGTATAGCATTTATTTTTGCTGCTATTGCATCAAATACACCTTCGGTTAATATTAACGGCATCTTCCAGTTAATATAAAGCTCAAACGGTATTATATTTTTTGAAACATTTGGGTTCTTATATTTTATAAATGAATCAGTTAAAATAGAACGCCCAACAAAATAATTTAAATTACCATCGCCATCGTAGCTGGGTATGATTACCATGTTTTTATATTCGCCGGAATCACATATGCCTATATTATAGCGTTTTATATCTACTGCTGATATGTTTCTATTTTTTAGATATATCAGTGCACGTTTTATTGTTGGATTTTTTAACGATGACTTTTTTATTGAAGACAGTGCTACAAATTCATTGGGTAATTCCAATTTTGGTATTGTTAGCTCTACTTTTGTAGATGGTTTATAATCGCTTACGATTTTATTTAATTCCGTAAATAGTTCTCTGTCAACTTTAAGTTTTTTAAACAGACTGTGTATTGTTTTTCCTTTTTCATTAGAAATCCAACAGTGCCATGGATTTTTACCATCCACAGTAGCCAAGTTTATTTCAAGTTTTGGTTTATAATGAGAACAAAACGGTGAAAAAAATGCGTAGTTCGTTCCGGAAGTTGCACGGCCTTCTCCCAGAACCTTTTCTAATAAAACCAATAATTTATAATTTACCATAAAAACTTACATACATTCATTAATCCATTCAATCGGTATATGCTTTTTAGCGTATTTCCATCCAAACTTTTCACATACATCAGCATATGTTGTTTTTGAATTTTTGCTTATTTTAGCATTTGGATTTGAAAAGACAAACCTAATGTCAAGTTCTGGGTATTGAGTGTGGATAAGTTCATGTTTTTTTCTATCATCCAATACCCACCTGCCTTTAGATTCTATGTACATTTTACTACCATCTTTTTTATTTAAAATGAAATCAGGTGTATATGTACGCTTCTTTTCTGGTTGAATATACGAAATTTTTTCGGATTCATAGCTATATTTTTTTCCAGATTCAACTAATTGTTCTTCAAGTAATCCCTCAAGACCACTTCTAAACCCTTTTTTTATTCCAATGTCCATAATTACTCTACGTCAAATCTTACTATTATGTTTAAGTCTTTATCTTGATATTTTGGTAACGGATTCACCAGTTTTGCAACTGCAACGAGTTCATACATGCTGTTGTACAGTCCAATCGTTGTAAAATAAACATTAAAAGCACTCTCAGAAACAAATGATTTAAACTCCGCACTGTTTGCCAGATTATTTTTCTTTAATGTTGGATTTGATGAATAATTAAACTCGTTTGCACGAATTGGTATTACTATTTCATGTTGAAATATTTTCTTTTCCGATTTAAACTTTCCAGAAAACCCATAATAATTATTTAATTCATCTTCATAAACAAGACTACCAGTTTTCCCAAGTAAAATATTCTTATACGTTGGTATTAACGATGATAATACAACGGTGCCTGTATTGTAATATATATTGCCAATATTATTTGTTTGTAGTGCTTGGAGATTATGGCAATTTGTATTTGAAAGTGACTGTATTTCTTGCGATGTTAATGCTTTCTTATAAACACGTACTTCATCCAAATTTCCATAATATTCTGTTAATGATTTTTTTAATGAACCAATCAAGATATTAGATGAATTATACACACTACCATTTACTTCACAACTTCCAGTAGAATTTAGTGCCCCATTTACATACATGTAAAAAATAGATCCGGACTTCTGGCATACAACATGATTATAACTCCCTGTTATTGATACTGATGAGGTTATAAATGCCTCATCGGTTCCACCATATCTTGAAAAATATAGTTTACCAGCATCAGAACCAGTATTAATCATTCTTATTGAAAACGGATATACACCAGACAATGTTTTTAAGTTTCTAAAATCAAAACTTTTTGTAAATTTATTTTTTATTACTTGCGATGTGTATTCTTGCTTTGCAATAATATATGAGTATGCACTGCCAGTATTCTGCGCATTTAAAGATGCACTTATAAAAAATGAAATGGCGAAATCCGTATCATTAACAAATGTATACTCATCTATGTGTTTAATCTCGATTGGCAATCCAGTACAACGCAATGCAGTTCCAACTGGCTCTACAATTGAACCGGATGATAAAAACCCATTTGAATAGTAAGCCCCAGAAATTGCAGTTGCATGGTTTTTGTTTATAGATAAATCTTCTATATTAGAATATTCTAATGTTGATTCAATTTTTGCTTTATATTTTTCATTAAACCCAAGATATAATAACAAATTAGAATCAGAAACAAATGATTGCGTATTTATATTTGTTGTATAAATATTTGATATTCCATCATCGAGGATCTGTATGGGAGATGAAATACTACCTGATAAGCTGTAATCATTTAATTGAAATCTT